TTGGATACGCTTCCTTTCAATTTCATATGATTCATTTGCAGCATCCTTTTCTGCTTGTATCTTTGCAGCAAGCTGTTTTTCAAATTCCTTATAGTCATTACCATACAATGCATTGAATTTAGATTCATAGTCAATGTTCTTGCCTTCATTGAGAATTTTGGTTGCATTTTCAAGACCTTCTTTTAATTTCTTGATTTCTTCTTCAGCAGCCTTTAATGCTTCTTCATCATAAATCTTGATAACACCTTCTTCTTTTCTTCTCCTTTGAAATAGATATATTTCACCTTCAATTGAATCTATATCTTCAAGAATACCTTGATACTTTTTTAGTAATTCAAGCTCTTCCTCATCTATTGGTTCTCCGCTTTCATCTTTTAATTCTCTAGTCTTTATTTTACCCTCAATATTACCAGCCTTTGCAAGAGTCTTATTCGACACGTTACCAAAGTCTGGGGCATAGTCAACATATATCTTATTTAATTTCTTTTGCAATCTATCTATACCTTTGTCAAGGCTGTTCTCAGAGGCTTTGACGATGTTTTCGGAAGCAAGTGCTGCCCCATTACTTCCAATTCGTCCAATCTCTTGCCACATATCCCTTTCTTCCTTCTCGATTTTCTCAGCAAAATCCTTCCTTGCATCCTCAATCTTCTGTTGGTATAGCTGCTCAGTTGCTTTTGTAAGTTCTGCAACATTTTGACCATTTGCCTTAATCTTGTTTATCCTTTGTCTCTTATCTTCCTCAAGTTGGGCAATCGTCTTGTTGAGACCTTCCCTCATCGCTTCAATGCGGATTCTGTTTAACTCTGTTTCAACGTCAAGAACTGCTTTCTTTGTTTTCTTTCCATCTTTGCCTATTTGTGGTGAAAAATCAAACAAACCACTTTCTTGCTTTTTGGCTTGTAGCTTCTTAAAAATTTCCGCTTGGGCTTTTTCAGCTTCTTTAACTTCTTGGTCAGCCGCTGCTTGTACTCTTATTTTAGCTGCTGCACTACCTTCAAGAATTCTTTCCCAAATGCTTGGGTCATAGTTCTTGGCATCCATTTGTGCTGAATACGCCTCTTCAAGCCTATGCGTTGCAGCAGCCATTTCAGCCTCAATAGCCAATACTTCACAATAGGCTTCAGTCTTTTTTATGAGAGTATCCTTCCATTGTGCAAGACTCTTATATGTGCCTAGGGCTTGCCCATATTTCTTGTTAAGTTCATCGACAAGTTTTTTCTCTTCTTTTTTTGTACCATTGAAATTATCGATTATTGAAGCATACGTTGTTAACTCTTGCTTTGCCATATTGTAGGCTACGGCAGATTTTTTAGCCACTTCTTGTGTCCTTTTCGTCTCTTCAGCAACTTTCTTTTGTTTTTCAACGAATTTATCATAAAGGCTAATCAAAGCCGTTACTGCTGTAATAATAAGACCTATTCCAAGTCCTTTAAATGCAAGACTGAGAGCTTTTGTCGCAACTGTTGCGGTCTTGGTTGCTTTACTAACGCCTACAATTGATGCAGCCAATTTATCAGCAGCAGCACTTCCCTTAGATAAGAATAGCCCTATACCCTCTTTAGTATTCATCTGAGTTTGCAAAGTTTGTAATCCTTGCAATACGTTTTGCAATGCAACAAGTTTCTTGATTGTCTCTTCTATTTTGCTATCATCAAAACCAAAAAAAGCGCCTAAACCTTGTGCTGTACTAGCAATTGCAACAATTCCTTGCATTGTATCCATAAGGGCATCCATTGGTTTGCCAGCATCCTTGATGGAAGACTCAAGCTGTTTTACCGTTGGTATCAAACTCTTAAGTCTTTCTGTCTCTTCCTCCGATATGATTCCCAAATCCTTTTTGACACTCAATGTCTGCATTTCTTTCTTCAAAGCCATCAATGCTTGCTTTGCATTGTCGAATTCTTGTGCAACACCACCAATGTCTATATTGAGTTTCTTAAGACCATCAGAAACACCATTCGCATAATTGCCAACGTTCCTTCCGAACTGGCCATAACTCTGCTCGATTGACTTCAATTTTTCATTTAATACATTGGCTTCTTGTGTAAGTTCCCTAAACCTATCGGAACTTACATCCAAGGTTTGCATCTCAGCCTTGATGGACTTGAGAGAAGCCTTCATTCCAGCCATTGTATTGGTATCGAATAACCCTTGCTTGTTTTCATCTGCTGCTGCATTGGACTTTGCAATCTGGGTGTACTCCTTCAACTCCTCCTTCATATGCAAGAGCTTCTGGTAATTCTCTGACCTAACTTGTGAGAGTTTTTCCTCAGTTGCAAGGATTTGCTTTTCAAGATTATCTTGCTCTTTCAAATCACTTGAAGAACTTGTATTTGTCTGGACATTACCATTCACACTAACATTGACTGATGCTTTTGCTTTTAATGCATCAATCCTTGTTTCCAGCTCACCTAATGAAGCAGTAAGACTCTTAACGGCATCGATACTTTCCTTTATGCCGTTAATCTCTATCGAATATGTACGTTTATTATTTTCCATTATATTTTTGGAATTTTAAATTATTTTATATATATTTGCCAATATCGAAATATTTATTGTAAACATGAAATGATTATGAAACAATGTAGAGAAAACAATATTGATTTTAATAGATATATAATTTTAGAAAACGGTGAAATTATTTCTAAATTTAAAAACAGTAGAATGACAACTGAAAATACTGCAAATAATTATATCATTAACACGTTTAGGAAAAAAGATGGTAAACAAGAAACTTTTTCAAGGCATAGAGTAATATGGTTCTACTTTAATGGCGAAATTCCTGAAGATATGGAAATAGGGCATAAAGATTCTAATCCTAAAAACAACAATATCACTAACCTTTATCTATGCACTAGAAAAGAGAATATGAACAACCCAATCACTAAAAAAAGATTGGAGAATTGTTATAAAAATGTTGAAAGAAATAAAAAAATATCGGAAAATTTGAAAGGTCGTATAGTTTCTGAAAATCAAAAGACAAAACAATCTGCATCAATGAAAGGAAAAAATCTTGGTGTAAAAAGACCAGAACATTCAAAGATAATGAAATTAAGAGAAAGAGATAATTTAGGTAGATGGATTAAAAAAAGGAGGTAAACAACCTCCTTTTCTACTTATACCTTTTTGATTAATTTAAGGGATGTTGGATTTGCCCCAGATGGGTCATAGCCGCTAATCTCTGATGTGTAGTATAAATCGCTGTCAAAATGGACTAGAGCACCATTCTTGATTGAATTATATTCTTGCGGATTCAAATACACGTCAAGTTTAACATAGTTTGAAGACAGCATTGGTGAAATGTTAAAATATTCCGTTACAATGCTCTTTTCAGTATCTTTATAGCTCAAATTGAACCTTTCATATTGGTTTTTTGGATACGTTAGGAATATCTGGTCATGCATATGGTCTGCTGTCCAAATATATTCTTGTGAAATCTGGTCTCTATACCAAAACCTTTGAGTAAGAGAGTAACCGTCATGTTTCATTGCTTCATCATATCCATACCCTTCAGCCATAAATTCAGCCTTCTCTATCACTGGTATGGAGACGGTTAGACCAGTATATTCGGTCTCAGTTCCATCTTCCAACACCTCTTTCCACAAGAAATTGTCATACCAAGTATATGAGAAGTTTGTTTGGGTGTTTTGTGTGGATGTCTCATACGTATCATCGTTCAATTGTATGACTGTATATCCGCTATCTCCCCATTTCTTCCATTCATCACCCTCATCATTGATATGTTCTGGTGGCACTGTCAACTCAAATCCCCATTCATCAGTGTCAATCTTGTATTTTACCGACATTTCCTTTGGATAGCTGATGTATTCACTTTCAACTTCACTTGAATTAACCCTATCATCAATGTCAACGGCATATGTTATGTCCTTTTTGATACCTTGTTGGGTATTTATATCAATTGTATTGCCATTTTGCAAGATTTCAAGGTTAAATGCTGTCTTAACACTGTTAATCCAATCTGCAATCCTTGTCTCATCGTTTGTAAAATTGAAAAGATTGAGTTTCTTTGGGAATTCAGTTGGAGAATACACGTTCCAATACTGGTCTCCCCTCAATTCAGCCTCACTTCTTTCACTTATTGCTGTTATTTGCACTTCACATTCAGCAGAACAAGCATATTTTTGCCCATAATAGTCTCTTTGCACTGCAATTAATTCCAATACATCATTCTTGTGGAGATATACACAGCAGTCAATTATAGCATTGTTTATGGTTGAGTCAGTGCCATAATAGTAAGCCCTAGCACCATTGTATGTATTCTTGTCATATTCGGTGCTCACAACCTCAATTGTGCCATCGCTCTTCTTCTTTGACAAATCCATACCCTTAACCTCAGCGAAACATTCGTTCTTTCTTGAACACATCCTTGACCAAGAGTAACCATTCTTTTGAACTGATACAGTACCGTCACCAAGAGTTGAGAAACCACATATAAAAGCTTCACTCACTGCTGGGTCATATGGCATTGGATAACCGTCATGATGTATATAGCCATATGTGTTGTACCTCGTTTGAGGGGTTGAACCACCACCATATCCTCCACCTTGTGATGTTCCACTCGTCGGACGTTTTCCAGATTGTCCTTGAGGTGTGTTTGTTCCGCTTTGGGCTGACCTATCTATGGTGTGCCTTCCAGTCCTTCCCATTTGGGCTGATGTCGTTACAACAAGTCCGCTCATAATGGTTGGAGACCAAGAACCAGCAAGGTCTTGATGTGGAAAGTCAGTGTCCCATTGATGTTTGTTAATGACTGTAGAACCAGTATAACTGCCACCCCTAATTGTGTAATATTCTTGGTTAGGGTCTCCAGTATCATAGGTTATATTTCTCTTTCCCTTGATTAATTCAACATTATCGTCATAATTCTTAATCAATTGGATTTCCAAGGGAGTCAATTCATTGAATCCCCTCTTTATTTGAACATCCCTCTCAGTAAACTCATCACCATCATAGAATGTATTTGTCCACTGCTTTGCGGTAAAGTAAGTACCGACACCACTTAGGGAAGCCTTTGCGGAAAGATATATCCTATACCAACCATCTGCTGGAATCACAATCAGCATCTCATTTGGGTCATACATATAGGTTGGTGCTTGGACTGTTACATTTACATTCGGATTGTTCGCACTGTCCATCATATTCCATATGTCAACGGTGGAGAAATTGTACTCTTGAGGAGCATTACTGTTCGATGCATTTATCGCTGGATTCATTTGATAGTAAGGGAATGAAAGGTCTTGAGGCCAGCCACCAGAAGAGTTGCGCCATCCATCACCACTCTCATAGTCCACAGACGTATTAACGCTGCTGTAGTTGTTCCAATTCACCTTCAATGAGACATTTCCGAACTTTGGATTACCAACATTGTATATCGGCACTTGTTCATCAGCTAGATTAGTAGAACAAAATATATTGTTTATGTAAGGGTCATAGACAGCATTACCTCCGACTGAATAGCCTCTGCTCTCAAAAGCTCTCTTGATTATCTCAACCATATTCAACGAAGGATAAAATGAATCAATCCACCATCTATTGTACTTGTCCATCGTATGCTTTGGAGTATACGTTGCAGCAACCTCATCCTTGCTTACATAGTCCTTTTGGAATACGCCATAGCTAACTAGAGGAAAATAATATTTTGTTGAGCCATCATTGTTTATTGAATTAATTGTTGGAGCACCATCAAAATCCACCATCCACTTCAAATCGGTCAATGTATCATCACCAAATATCTCATCTAGCGTATTTATTTTGATATTAACTAGATTGCAAGTATACATCTTATCCTTTGCCGAATATTTTTGAATTGTCAAACTTCCGTCAAATATCAAATTACCATCAGCATACACTTGTGCCGAATACCTTGCATGAAACTTGTTTATCTTTGATAGATTATTTGCATAATCCAATATTTTATCGTTCTTTGGAGTAGATGGAATATCAAATGAATATGAGTATTCAGCTTGTTTCGTTGAAGTGTGGGTCGGATTAAACAACACGTTGTTAATCCTCAAGTTCAAACTATCTTGCGAAACAAGCTCAACTAACTCTCCTTGAATATATAACTCTATTAAATGTACGTCACTTACCATAATTAAATATCAGAATATTCATAACTTAGTTTTGCGGTAAATATACCATTGTATGTTTGGTCTTCAGCCACTTCAATTGACTTTGGAATGATGTAGTAAACCTTACCGTTGACAATTGTCCAGACCTTCTTTGACATCATCAATGAGTTGAATATCCACTTACCATCTTCATTCATCAAATGGGAAGTCAATGAAACGCTCTTCTTGTAGTCATTCTTATATATCTTCTTTCTCTCAAACTGCTCATACTCTTCAACGGCAATATGATAGTCAAAGATATTCTTCTCATAGGTTTCAATATCAACATTATCCGACTCACTTCGAGCACCAGTGAAATCAAAGAAACTAATTCCACCATACTCATTTCTCCAAAATACCCTTTGATAGTATTCCGTTGCCTTCAGAGGCTTTATTACATCGAACCTTGTAGTATCCCCACCTATTGTGATAACTACGTAGTAAGCGTTTGTAAATGCGGTTTGTGGCACTGTAATGCTTGTGTCTAACAAAAGGTTGTCACCACTTGGTCTTTGCTTGGTGATTGTGGTAGTGTATAACTCATTATATGCTGAATCCTTCACACTATATGTTATGTTAAAGCTAGCTGTATCCCTTCCGCATAAAACTGAAAATGGGATATTGGCATCATAGGTATAGAGTGTCATCACATTGTTCTCACCCCTTCGCTTATTCAATAGGAATTGAGCACCACTTGCAAACTTATACACGTCACTCTGGTTGCAATGATATCCAAACGTTGTATTTCCACTTATATATCCCAAAACTTGAAATTCACCGTCTTCCCTTATTGCATTTAAACCAAATACATAAGGCTTGGTAACTCCAAATTCTGATATCGTTGCCAATACTGGACTCATATCAAACGCGCATTCATCACCATACCAATTCTTTTCCAACGTCAATCTGTATGTATTGTTGTCAGTATAATTGCCTTCATATACATCAACTGAAATCTTACTATTAAACAATATTGAATAAGCATTGCCATCAGCTACATTAACAGTCAAATTCGCTTGAGGTATGTTTCTTAGAATGGATGTGGGTGATGCTATTCCCTTTTGTCCAATCGTCTTCGCAATTAGATTGACCTCGTTGCCATCAACAATCACAATGAAGTCAGCCGTTATGCTACCACAACGCCTAAACGCCCTTCCAACTTGCATTGCAGTTGACTCTTCATCACCAGAGATGTAGAATGTCTTGTTATTCGCCTTTTGCGGATTCATCACATTGGTTATGGTTTCTCCCAAGACAGTTATGTAGTACTGGCTGTCAGCACTCACAGTGCTTCTCAAATCACCTTGAAAGACAAAGTTAATCACTGCCTTTGTACCCCTTATGTCTTCCTTTACTGATAATATGTTTGGTATCTCAGTAAAAGTAACAAAATTGGAAGGCTGTGTTAAATTATTATAAGTTATATTCATTCTTTTATTTATTAAAATAATTATTGATATCCTCAAATATACTGTCAATCAGTTCTTCAAACCATTTGTCCATATACGTCTTCAATTCTGGAATCATTTCCGTCAAATCACCTTCATCGTTATATACCATAAATGGTCTTGGTCTTATTCCCTTTACCCAAATCTTATTTAATACAACCCATACGATTTGATTTTCTGTTAGATTCCCAAACCTAATGTTCTTCTTTCTAACCCAATTTGTAAGATTCTTAACAAAAAGATGAAATGTATTTGGATAATTACCAGTTCTAGCCCATCCTCTACTAACAAACTCCCAATAATCAGCAATCTGCAATACAATACCATCCTCAGTAGGAGATACATCGATGCTTCGCTCCAAATCAGAACCTTGGAGTGTGTTAGAACCAGTGCGAGGATTAACGCCATACCTTCTAATCCTCAGTTCTACAATCTCCTTGACTTTATCAGCAAGTTCTTGTAATGCTTTATGTAAATCCATCAGCAGATTCTATTTGTTGGTAATGTGATAGGATTAATCTTAATATCACCTATCTCATCGTTATTAATGTCAATTTCTTGGTCTGGTTCATCCTCATAAGGCTCTCCAAAATGTTCGTCAAGCTCACAAAGATTCACACCATTCGGAATTGTGAGTACTAAGGATAGCTTAACACCAGCATTGGATTGTTCAGTGTACCTTGATAAGGTTAAAATGTCATAATCATAGACTGATACGATTCCTTTGAAATCTTCGTTTACATCAAGATATGCTAAAGTGTACAATGCAACATCATAACATTTGTCTTGCACATCCAATATACTCTCTGGTGTTCCATCCTCAGCAAAACCCAATATATAAATATTGTATTCAACCTTGCATATATTTTGAGTAAGGTTGAACTGATGATGGGTTATATCATCAACATAACATTGAATCGTCTTATAGTTATTTTGCTGATTAATTAAATCATCACCACTATATCTAACAAAATTAACACCTTTGAATCTTTTCAACGTGTCGATTATAATATCAGTAACTTGTTTGTATATCATTTTGATTTTTGAATTATTTTTGATATATTTGCAATATCTAATTTAAGTAAACATGATTAAACTATGATATTTAAAACTGAAGAAAAAAAAGAATATAACCATATAACAAAAAAGAGGGAGCTAGTTAGCTCCCTTTTATTATGCTTCATGATATTATCTACCTTTTTTTAATTTTCTCATATTTTCTTGGAATTTATCCTCTTCCTCATCAACTTGCTGCTTATCTATTATATAAGTCAAATACTGGAGAAAATCATTTAGATAGAACTGATAGACTTCTCCAACTTTTTCAATTTTTTCATCGCAGATTTCATAGAGCGTTTTGTTAAATCCCCATCTTGATGCAAAGTCTCTATATTGTTGCGAATGTGGTTTATTGCTTCGCGAACCTCCGAAGACAATTGGGAAGGCATCTGCAATATCATGAAGCATTGCATAAAAAAAGAGATAATAGGCATCACCTTTGTCACTGGAACATTCTCCCACATCTCAATCCTATTGGTCAGCACCTCATTCTCAAACTTGGAATCATACAATTCCCCTTCTTTTCTACACAATATCGCCAATATTGCAGCATAGTTATGCTTGTCAGCCTTCATTGCAGTGTCAACTGCAATAAACTCACCAACTTTAAGCCTGTCTTGGATGTTTACAATGTACTTTTCATTGTTAATCTCAGTATAGTTCTTTGGCTCACCCCAATCTGGTGCCTTGAACAGCCAATTTAAGTTGCCTAGGATGCGTTCAACGAACTCAATGGGTAATTGGTCTATCTCATCCCTTGAATGGTCTGTAAACAGCTCTAAAACGTCTCTCACATCAAATTTCTTATCCTTGTCGGAATAATATCTTTCAATTTCTTGATATTGTTTTAACGTTAATTCATTCCAACCATTTGGAATTGTCCATTTGCCATAATCTATTTCCATATCAATATAATAATTTTTGCTTTGTTAGTACGAAATTTAGGTTATTTTGACCAGTATACTTGAAGTCAGACCTACACTGTAACGCAATACCTAATGATGTAACAGTATCGTCATGTTTTCCATCAGTTGCTGCATAGGTAATATTTCCAGTTTTGGTAAGTTTGAAAGTAAATGTTCCTAATTCTGAATATAACAGTTTGTTATCTTCCTCAAAATGAATATTATTGTTTGAAATATCAATAGCTAATAATGCTATATATTCCTTTTTACTTTCATTTGTTGTAGCAAATTCATAGAAATTACTTTTCCTTATTAATTTCTTCCTTATTTCATTTGCCATAACACTGCCGATTGAGTTATTTTCAATATACGTAGCCACTGGATTATACTCATTTACGATTTTCGCAATTCTATCATATTTCTCATCTAGTTCGCCATCTATCTTATATTGTCTTACTTGATTATCTGCATTTATAATTGAAACAATCGTATTATCCTCTCCAACACTCGATGGGTCAATTCCAATCCAACACTTACCCTTGACAAAATGACCGTCAAAACAACTCTCATAATTTGGAAATACTGATAGGGCATTTGCCAAGAACTGGCATTCGAATTCTGCCTTCCAAGCCATTGGTGGGTATCCCTTCTTTAATTCCTCTATTTCTTCCTTTGTTATCAATGCATCTTCATAAATGGTTCTCTTTATGTAAATCATATCATTTCTTTCACCACTTATTGCTTGCATACATAAGTCATAGAAGAATCCGAATGTTGACTTTGGCGTTGAAATCATCACAATCTTGTTGCAATGTACTTTGGTCAGAGGCATTACAATGTTATAATAGAAGTCTTGTCCGTCAATTTCTTGCTTGATATACGCTGCTTCGTCTATGACTAGTTTTGTACAGTTGCTACCTCTTGCTGATTGTGCTGCTTCACCACTGAAAAAGCGAAGTTGAGAACCAACGATGCTTTCAATATATAAGTCAGATGCATTTGCTTTTTTGACAAATTCTTGTGGAAGCATCTTTATTATCTTATTATATATTCTCTTTGCTAGTGTAAATGTTGGTGTAAAGTAAATAATATCCTCATTGCTTAATGTAAGCCATTGTATGCAAAGCAGCATAATGACGGTTGTCTTTCCTTGCTGTCTTGACAGATTTGCCATTACAATCCTATGCTCTTTATCATTTGCTGCATCATAAATCAATCTTTGGCTTTCAGTGAGTTTAATACCCTTTACATTAACCTTCATCCTCAATCAAATTGAAATCTATCGTTATGTCTCCTTCCACCTTTGCATTAAGGTTTACCGTCTTCTCATCTGGGAGGAATATCTTCGCAATTGAGTCCAAACAACTCTTTGCTGCTATTACATTGCCCATTTGAGTTGCTTCATTGTACTGGCTCATATATTGAGAGAAGAGCAAATCTCTTAATTCTTGTACCTTTTCAACCCTATCCTCTTTTAGAAGTTCCCAAGCTGCCTTGATGTAATTTTGGATTTGCCTTTCTCCAATATTTTTCTGAGATAGATTCTCATATTGCCTTTCTCTGAATTTATTGAATATTTCAGAACGAAGCACACCATTGACTAGGTCAACTTGAATTTCTTCTATGAGACGTTGAACTCTATCGTATTCGTCAAGTTGTCTTTGTGATAAATTCTTACCTCTTTTGCATTTGTTCTGCCCAATATGAGTATCTACTAGTGCCATATCTTATTCCTCCTTTTTCTTTGGTCTTCCTTTTTTAGGTTTTTCTTCTTTGATTTCTTTTTCAACGGCATCAATCTCATTTACCAATTCCTCAGTTGATGTCATTCCACTTAATTCCATTTGTTTTTTGAACTGGGTTAACGCTTGTTCCAACTCGCTTATTCTTGCCCTCATACAGCTTCCACACGATGTTGGTGCTACATTCTTTTCCAAAACTCTATTATATACATCATTTAATTGTCTTGAATCTGCATAGAAGCCTTTATTCTTTATTTCAATAAACTTTTCAACTAATTTAACATCATCGTTATTCCATTTCATTTGTCTGTTCTTTTTAATTTATAATTATTTTTTAATGTTTCTGATTGCTTTCTTCTAGCCTCTTCAGAACGTTTTTTTCCAAACATTGGGTTTTTATCTCCTTTTTTAGATTCGGAAATCCTCTTTGGTAATGTACCATAGTTTGAATTCTCTTCTGGCGTCATCCAAGCCAAATTCCAAACCTCATTTGCTGTTTTATCTTCCAAACCATTTGGTAATGTTTTTGTGTGACCTACTAATGGTTTATTCTTTGGATTTGGAATAAAAGCTTCAGCAACTAATCTATGTATTTTTCCTTCATGTTGTTTATGGTCTGCATCATGTAGACAAACAACCAAATAGTCGTTTTTTGCTTTTACTTTTTTTAATACCTTGCCTTTCCAAAAACGTCTTGTCACTTTTCTAGCTAAAGGATTATAGCTCTCTACGTATTTGTCTATACTTCTGACATTTCCCCAATCTGAAACCTCGTATAAGCCTTCAAATCCTATAATTGGTTTCCACTCTTCCATTATTCTACTCATAAACAAATATCTTTTAGCAAAGATATATAAAAAATGTTAATTTTCCAAATCTTCAATACGAATTGTCTTCTGTTTCTGGTCAATCATCATTGCTACAGCATTCATTATCGCAAGGAATAAACCTCCAAAGAATAGAATGTATAACTTGAATATCAAGCCAATTGACACGTATGCCCCAAACAACAGCCAAAAGGTTAAGCATAACTTACAATTCCAAGGCTTGTATTGAAGCCATTGTGGTAATCCCCACACTTCTGTAATCTTCCAAGCTAAATATCTAGTTGGAAAGAAAATCAATAGAATTAATACTACTTCCAATATTTGTATAAACATGATTATTTTTGTTTAAATCGTTATTTTTCAATTAAATCACCATATATCTCCATAAACTCTTTCTTGATGATATCTCTAGTAAGATTCTCCTTAACCCAATTATTAACGGCTATAATCTTATCTCTCGATTTCTTAATTTTGGTTTTATCATGGATTTGTTTATATGTCATCTTACATAATGTTTTCATCTTATAAAGATTGAAATATTCTGCTGGAAAGTTTATTTCAACCAATTTCATTATATAAAGAACTGAGAAATCTTCCAATAAATCTTTGATAATCTTATCCATCCTTGATGTTTGTGAGTGGTCATATCTCTCATTGAATTCTTCTTGGGTTATGTTCACATCCCTCTTTTTAACATAAGCATATCGTTTCTCACAACGTAGATTATTAACATAACTCCTGACAAAATATCTCATTATACCATTTTCTGACATATCATCTAGTTTGCCTTTCTTGAGGATAATCTTATGAACTTGAAGAACCGTATCATTTAATATATCCTCGCTGTATTTCTCCTTGTTCCTTATACAGACATCCTTGCATATTTGTCTTAATTCATCGTATTTATCTCCCACAATCTTGAAATATATTTCTTCTGGTTTCAACTCTTCCATTCTTCCCCAACTTTCTTAAAAAGCTTATTATCTTTATAAATGGCTGCATCAACTAAATAAAGCCCTTGTCTTGAAGCAATCTCAAACCCTTGATATCCTTTGCTCTTGATGAACTTCTTCATTGTCTTTGGACGTTTTGTAAGCTTTGATAAGTTATAAATTATTACAACATTATCTTGAAGAAAATTGATATATATTGGTTCATAACCCTCAATTTTATCAAGCAATAAGTCTAGCATCTTATGGGTTTCAATGATAACATTATCATCAACAAATGTTTCAGCACTTACTTTACCGCTGGAAAGCAACACGGCATTTCTCTTCTTAATCTCAATGTTGAATTTTCTCTTTTCTCCTAATTTTGTTATTGTGAAACCAGTGGCATCCTTGTAATCACCATATGCAGCTTGTTGAAGCCCTTTGAATAACTTCATTTTCTTATTAAAATCAACCAGTAAGTTAATGTCGTGTTCCTCATTGTAATCAAAAAAATCCTTATTTTTCATATGTATAAAATTTAATGATAAGTTATTAATTATAAATATTATCTTAGTTTATTTATATATAAATATCAACAACTTTTCATTAATTTGCTAAAAAACAAAAAAAAAATGCACTTTTTTTAAAAATATTTTTTTAAATGAGGCAAAAAATGAGACATTAAATTAATTATTGAATTATAATTAATTAATATTCAATAATATACTGATATGAAGGATATTTTCAGAACGAAAGTGGTATAATATGATTTTTCCTTTATTTATGGGCATTTTTTCTTATAGAATGTGAGACAAATGAGAAAAAATGAGGCATAAAATGAGACAAGGATTTGGTTATATTGAATTTAATTTTTATCTTTGCACCAAACTTTAAATTCAATTAATATGGCAAAATTAAGTACTGCAAGCATCAGATTGGTGCAAAAAATGAATAGGAAAAACAAACAAAATGAATTTCCGCTCTACATTGTTGTGTGTTACAAAGGTCGAATTGAGAAGTCCACTGGTGTTTCTTGTCTTCAAAAACATTGGGACAAGAAGAGGGAGGTTATCAAGTCTGGGTGTCCTAATGCTCCCATCCTTAACAAGATGCTCAATGACATCAAGCAAAAGGTTATTGACAAGAAGAACTATTATGAGTATAATTCAATTGAATATACTCCTTCGATGTTGTTTGAGAATGAAATAAAGGAGAATGACAACACGTATTTAAGCATTTATAAGCGTTTATGCAGAGAAAGAAGAGTCACTGATGGCACTGCAAGGCGATACCAATACAGTTATCGCAAATTATGTGATTTTTTGAAGAAAAAAGATTTTATTATTGCAGAATTGACAACAGCAAAGATGAAGGATTTCGCTGTTTATATGCAAAAGGGTGGAATCAACGAGAATTCAATTAAAAGCATACTATGCAGTGTTGCTTCGGTCTGGAATTATGCCATTGCTTATAATCTTGCTGATGCATCACAATATCCTTTTAAAACTTTTAAATTCAGTCAAAAATACAAAGAAAGGCATAGAGATTATTTTCTTGAAGTTGACCATATAAAAAGATTAAAGGAATATTTTTTGGATTTATGCATTGAAAGGAATGGAAATAGATGGAGTTATAAGGAAGGTGTTGAAGATAAATTAAGATTAAGATATACCAAGGAATTTGGACTACTATGGTTTCTGATGTGTTATAAGATGAATGGTAGTTCTCCAATCGATTTGTCTATGCTTAAAACATCCAATTGCAAGAGAATTAATTTGAATAATGAAGACTATTGGGCAATTGATTTAAAGAGAAGGAAGACATCCTCTGATGTTCATATCAGATTGAAGAGGGACATATTGACAATAATTGGGTTGGAGCATCAATTGGGATTTAGCAAGAATGGCTTTGTGTATTGCGTTATAAACGCTTCAAATCTTACAGATGAACAAATGCTCAACCAGAGTCACAAAGCCGCTAGTAGGGCAATTAAATGGGTTAGGAAGGCATTTGTTGAGATTAATATGGACATTGCAAGAGAGAATGCTGAGAAACATTTGAATAATCCATTGGTTAAAGTTGATAAAGTTGAGATGTACACTGCTCGTCACAGCTTTGCGAGTAATTATGTTAATATGCCAAATGCATCAATTGGTGGTCTTGCAAGCTTGATGGGAAGAAGCGCAAACAAAATAGCAGCGTATGTGCATCAACTTACCAAAGATGAAGACATTGCAAAAGAGGTTGAGAATATGCCAATTTAAAAAAAATGTGTGGGCTGGATTTGGTTGACCGTTGTAATTAACTTGGGTTATAGTCTCCAAGCCGACTACCAGCCCTCACATCTAAAAAAACATTTAAAATTATGACAAAAAAAAGTATCTTTTACCAATCTCTTATACTTATTAGTGCGTCAAAAACAATCCAGTTTATACGTCCTTCTCCTCTTTCTTCAGCTTCCATTAGCTCTTCCCTCGTTTGGTAGAGGTCATCATCGTCAAAGCGTTCAATATACTTGGTGTTGTAGATTGCAATGCTTCTTGAAATCTTGATTTGAGGCTGTTTTTGTGCGTTCTGAGCCTCTTTCTTTTGTTCCTTGGACTGCTTGTCAGCTAAAGCTTTTTTAACGCTCTGTTGAGCTTTTTTATACTTGTGTTGTTGAAGCTGTTTTTTCCTTTCTTGTCTTTCCTTTGATTCTTGGAATAGTCTTTGAAGTGATTCTTTAGTTCTTATTGCCATAGTTTTTTATAATAAATAGTTTTCATATTCCAAAAAAATTAGAATTTGAAGTATTTTTTTAAAAGAAGAGTCAAGATTTAATATGAAAAAACTTATATAGAAAAATAATACTTATTATAATATGAACAGCGTTGTCTCAACTCTTCTTATTTATTTTCTTATTGCAAAGATATAAAAAATAATTGAAATTAACAAATTTTAAAATAAAAAAGTTGAAATATTTTTTCTTTTTTATCGGAAAACCACCCCCATCAAAGGGGTGTGTTTTCTCGTTATTTAAGGTAATTTTTCAACACTTGAAATATATTCATATTCCAATTCTTCTTTTTTCTCTTGGAATCTCCTATTGATATACATTGAGCATCTGTTGAATAAAGTTTGCGGTAGTTGAAGTCTTATTTTGCTTAATACTCCTTGTATTATCCCTTTTTCGTTGATAGCTTCTGTTTCTGTACTTACTTTATTAAAAATAATATCAACTTCTTCTTTAAATTCTTCAAAAGTAGTTATTTTAGAAAGTTTTAGTATTTTATTTTTTTCTTCTATTATATTATTATTTTCTATTTCTATATTATTTTCTTTATTAGTATTTTCTTCTAATATATTATTATTTATATTATTAATAGATAAAGAAGGATTATTAATAGATAAGAAAGGATTATAGGGGTGGACAAATTTTTCATCAGTTTTCACAAAATCGGATTCTTTTTTGTCTTCAATTTCATCAAAATTGAATTCATTTTTGTCTTCACTTTCAATCTTTTTATTCAAAAATTCTTTTTTAAAATTCAACATTATTGTCAATGGACATCCTTCTGATTTATACTTTTGATATCTTTTGAGATATCCTAGTACTTCAAGTTCTTCCAATGCTCTTTGTATACTCTTATTTGCTGGTTCTCCTTTCTTTGTTAATATTCCAAGGTCAATTGCAATCTGCGGTTTTGTCAGTTCAACGACATTATATAATGCATTTGGATTACATCCCTTGATTGATGATTTTTGAAGCAAGTGTATATATACCAATCTTGCTCTTTCAGACAACTGTGCGTCATAAAGTGCCTTTCTCAAGGCAGCGAAATTTAAATAATTTTCTTTTTTCATTGCATTTTGGCATTAGTATTTTATTTTTAAAGCACCTCTTTTATTTTTACTCCCCAAGTGCTTCTCCTAGGCGTTTTAGATATAAAGTTAGGAGGGAACTAACGCCTTGGAGTAATATAAACCCTCCTAACCAATAAAACAATGAATTAAAAAATACGTTTCGAACCGCATTTAATCCTAGATGAACATATCTATTATATAAATATATCAATACTTGAAAAAAATCAAGTATATTTATGCAAATATATAAAAAATATTTTAAAAATCAAAATTATCTTAAATATTTTATTAATTAGACGTATTTCAACCTAAAAGGTTTAATATAACATGAAGAAAGATTAAAAAATATTTTGAAATGTGAATTTAATTTTATATCTTTGCAATATACGAAAATAACTAAATTAATTTTATGAAAACAAGATTTTTAAAAGTAAAAGGCATTAAACACGATTTTGATATGACTAGATGCCATTTTTTTAATGATTTAACTGACCACATTGAATGGGTTAGAATGATTTATGCAAGAGATTATTACTGGATTAACGAGAAAGATTTTTGCACAGACGTTCCAATACCTAGTGAAAGACCAAGTTATGAAGAATTTTGGAAATATTGGAATTGGCATTTGAATAAAATTATAAATGATTATGAAAATGGAATTTTACTTGAAAATCTTATAGATGAAGAATTCTTCCATAAAAATATCTTTATATTTGATTTAAATAAGGAATACGTTTATTTAGTATATCATGATAATCTTGACGATTTTGTTAGTGAAGACATAACAAAACAATTCACTCAAAAAATCATTGATGAAATTAACCCAACTGAAATTGAGGAATTTGTCAACACACACACAAAAGAAGAAGTCGAAAAAAAATATTCAGTTGTAGATGAATGTGAAATGTGGGCATTGTCGGCAATTACATAACCTTCCATATATACCCATCACAAGATGGTCATCCCCTTCAGATTATTGAAGGGGATTAAGCCCCACAATCGCTTATAATTGTGTGTGTGGTAAACTATGAAGCCCCTAGAGAGAAATGCTCTCTAAGGGCGTTATTTTGCGTTATTTTAAGTCTGTGCATTGCCTTCTTGTTGAATACAATTCTTGGTTTTTGTTTGGTGGGTTAAGTTTGCCTTGATTTTCATTACAACAGCTACATCCGCATCCGCAGCAATCAACCAATGGGAACGAAACCGAATGTTCGCACAGCCATTTCTTCAATTGGTCTTTCAATACCTCAACTTGATTCCTTAAGTGCTGGCCAACATAAGTCATATCCTTAAGGTCTAAGCTGTCAGAATTGTCGCTCTTGCCCTTCGTCACACCAACCTCTGATATATGTGCCCATATTACTGGTAATGCCTCTAGAACGGTTGCAAATGACAAATACTGCCATAATCCACCATCAGTTAGCAATGTTGCATTGGCATCACTTACCTTATTCTCCTTAACTTGCTGTTCAATCTCATTGAAGAGCTTATAGCCAATAACTGGTTTAACCCAAATCTTTTCTGCCACTGGGATGTAATTCCTTATCTCAGCCATATTATAGTTGAGAGGTATTGGGCTGTATTTTTTAAAAAAAGATTCATTTATAATCATCGTTTATTCCTCCACTTTTTGCTCTTCAACGTTATTTTCATCAATTTCCTCTTCCTTTGGTTGTGTTGGTTCGGTTCTTTCCTCAACATTTGCATCATTTCCAAAATCATTGAAGTTAAGAGGTTTCATTATAATCTCCGTATCAACACCGTTCATCTTGAACATTTGATTAAGGGTTCTTACAACTGCCATACGGTTGTAATTTCCAGTTAATTTGTTGTAAAGTTGGTAAGATACTTCCAATTTATCTGCCTCAGAAGAGAATCCACTGTTTCCAATGTCTGGCATTCCAATCAATGCTGCATTTGGAATCTGATGTGCTGCAAGGATTCTATTAATTACCCTCTGGTTTGCATCAGCATATGTGTTCACATTGCCTTGTGCTGCTGTAAATGGTGTATATTCAACCCCCTTATCCTCAATATTGGAACGGAATGTAATCATAACACTATTGGCATTATCACTGCCTTGGAACATCCTTGTAACGTTGTTGATGATTGCTTGTCTTTGTTCATCCGTCTCCACCTCTGGTAATGTCAATACACCGCTTGGAGCAAAGCCATTGACAATGTTCTTCAAGTCATAGTTACAATACTCTATTTCGGCTTGTATTGCCTTTATAGCAGCAGCATAGTGTGGTTGGGTATAATATGTCATCGTTGGAGAATAAGTGCGATACACATAAAGATATGGCTTTCCTTTCTCCAAATTTTTCTCTTCCTTCATATCCAAGGCTTCAATCTGGAATGGAGGATATTGTCCTAGTGCTGTCCAATCTTGAGATATCCAATATGATGTGATTTGACCGTCCTCATCATACTCTGACCATCTTACTTTATCAAGAGGCATATGCCAAAATGAGAATGTCTTTCCATCCTTGTTCATTATTACTTGGATTGCATAAGAACCATAGAGAATGTAATCCATTGCGAGATTCTTGATTATCTCATCCCAAGTCTGGGCATAATTCGGTACAATCTCATCACCATTTAATCCCATTTGCTCATAGTCAACACCATTTCCGAGGATTGACTGTACTGCAAAGTTAACTGCTGACCTATGTGTTGGACTTTGGTTGAACAAATCCAACAATATGTTTGGATATGTGTTCTTGATTCCCCAATTAACCCAACCAAGAGCATTCTTCCTTGTTACTGCCGAACCCTCAATTTGTTTTTCAAGCTTGGTAAGATACACGCCATTCTTGTTTGAAGGTAACTTTGGCTTATTCTTTGAACCAATTGGTCTACTCATCGTTTATAATAGATTTGAATAAATTATTTATATTTCTTAATAAACATGAAATAAAAATGGATGGAAGCGGCAAAACTTCCATCCAAAATAAAAAAAGATATATTTATAATTAAGAGATTACAAGAGTTTCATTATCCAACGTTACCATTGGGTTCTTTGTGTCAGCATAAGCCTTGATGACCTTGTTCTGGACTGCATTTTCCGATGTGCTGGACATTTGTGTGTCAATGACACCTTGAGCCTCAATATGGATGTCACCACTTCCGAGAATACTCTGGTTATTGATGGTCTTGATGTTAGTTCCGCTCACTAGGGTCTCTTGCTTGCCGCTCAATGCTGTATCAACCTCAGTCTTCGTGTAGTATTGTGACGGATTGAAGATATCAGTGAGAGGTATGTCAGTTACTTGACCTCCAGCAGCACTGTTCCAAGTAATCTCAAGCACTTGGACTTCGCTACCACCACTTGTAATGGATGTTATCTCAACGCTCTGAACCATCCCATCAATCAAGAATGGTGCAGCACTGATTTCATAGACCTTTGTACCGCCAGTTCCACCGTTGTAGAACTCTATATATTCGCTTGTTGAATTATATACAACGCTATCAGCAAATACTGTGAGTGCACTTGTATCAGCCTTTCCACTGATTGCATTCTGGACATCACCGCTAGTTTGGTAATGCTGTTCTGCAATTGCTTCAGCAAGGGCATTGGTTGCAGCAGTGATTGCACTTTGTGTTTGTGCGCTTGTTGCATAACCCTCAAGGGAATGTATTGCAGTCTCATCAACTATCGTATAGGTGATTCCGCTTAAACGGACTTTACTAATATTAGCCATATTAAATATATATATTTAATTAAATAATTATTTTTTACAAATTTTCTGAATTTAGCACTAAAACATCGCCTTCAACCTTGCTATAGTTTTGGAACAATGCCGTTGTCTCAATTTTGTTATAGTATGATTGAAGTAATGAATTTGTTTCGGCTTTTGTGTAACGATTGAGAATGTCTTCACTGTTTTGCCTTACTTGTGCTGCCAATTCATCTACCTCAGACTTGTCAGCCTTTGTTCTTATTGAATTGTCGATTTGCTCTTGAACTTCTGCTGGAGTCACACCACTAACATCGTCAATCAAGTCTTCAACTTGCTTCTTTGTGTAGTAGTATTCAGCATTCGCAAGAACAACAGTGTTGTCGCAATACTCCCAACGTTTCATATCGCAATCTGGATTAATGCATCCCATTTTATTTTAAGATTTTAAACGCTTTATTTTAAATAAACATGAACACTTTATGTGTGAATTTTGTCACCATATGTACTCCATCCAACAGCAGTTTTGTATGCATTGTATGAATTGACTGGTACTATAATCTCAAAATCTTCTGCAACATTATCAAATGCCATTGAATTATTTGGCAATGACGGAGGTGTTGTGGCTGTCATAACGAGCCTTTTGAGGTTCGTACAGCCATAGAATACGGTAGCACCCATAGATGTGACAGTATTCGGTAGCGTTACACTTGTCAAGCTTGTACAATTTCTGAATGCACTAGTTCCAATCGTTGTTAGATTGCTGATTGGCAAGCAAAAGCTAACCGCAGATAAACTTGTACAGCCACTGAAAGCATAATTACTTATTATTTGTAGATTACAGCCGAAATAGACATTGGTAAGAGCACTGCAACCTCTGAATGCATAGGTGTTTATCAATGTTACATTGTTTCCAAGGGCTGATATCGTTTCAAGGGCTGTGTAGCCACTGAATGCATTAGAACCAATTTCACTAACGCAATCGCCAATCCATAAGCTAGTGACATCCAAGATATCAATTGGAATATTGCCTTGCTCAGTCCTTGCCACCCAAGAGCTTGTTTCTGATGAGGATACTGCCGATGAAGAATTACAATCCTTTTGTGCTGTTACTACACCCCACACGTCATCATTTGCAACTACCTTTGCCTTATAGTCACTTTGAGGTTGTGGCGATGATTCATAGACCAATTCACCGTCACAAGCATATATTTTTTCGATGGTATAACCACTGTATATCACCTTTTCAATTTCATTATTACAAAATACTACTGGCATATTATGAATGAATTAAGTATAAAGTCTCAGCATCTTTACTGGTTATTGCATCGTATTCGGATTGTGTGCCACACCAAATCTTTGATTTCAATACACAGTTATTGTTAATGTAGCTGTGTACGACATAGCTCAATGGCACTTGAGTGTTACCACTTGCAATTGCATTCGTTGAATTCACTTCTAGAGCACCATCTGAAGCATATCTCAGTCCACTTCCAATTCTTGTTGAAATTTCATTGTTTGTTATGCTAATTCCACTGCTAGCAGATAGAGCATCTTGTTTGCCATTCCAACTGGATTTTTCACTAGAAGTGACATGGACTGTAGAATCAGCCGTATGAGCAGTCAACGCACCATTTACAAGGCTTGTAGCATTGCTAATCTTTGTATTTACCTCGGACTTGGTGTCATAGTTGCTTAAATCAGTTGGAGTATATGCAGTTGCATCAAGTTTATTATTAAGCAATGCATCAGTTTGTGTCTTGTTATAATAGTCATTCAATGCGGTTGTGTCTGCTTTGCTTGACAATAAGTTATTGACCTCCACCTTTGAATAGGTTGTTGCAGTGTCAGCCTTTTCAGCAAGCAATGCATTGGTTGCAGTCTTGTTATAATATTGTGTTGGGTCAAAAGTACCACCTCCAGCAACCTTCTCATCAATGGTTGCCTTATCGTATGTGTAGCCTTGGACATATTGTTCTGTAGCATATCCGTTAAGTGATGGAATTTCGCTCTTGTCAGCCTTGTTTTCCATCGCTGTGGACAAGTCATCCACTTCATCATTTAATGCGCTCAAACCGCTTGTAATTGGTGTTAAATCGGATTTTAGAGCATAGTTTGACAAGTCTTGATGTTCGGTTAGATAAGGAACATCATTTATGAATGCCGATACGTTTGTTGGGATGGTTGGAATCTCTGATTTGTCAGCCTTTGTTCTTATTGAATTGTCAATTTGTTCTTGGACTTCACCAGAAGTTATACCTCCACCACTTATAATGATGTCATCAATCTTTTCATCGACCTCAGACTTCGTGTAGTAATTATCAGCATTAGCCACAATAGGAGTTACACAACCCATATTTATATTGTAGCATTTTGGTTCTTCATTGCAATTGCAAGCCATAATTTATTATTGTTTAATCTAGATTTATTTATATAATTAAACATGAAAAAAGGGAGAGTGTATTGCTCTCCCATTTGAAAAATATTTATTTACATTAAGAACTTTCAGTAATAACATTCCAATTACAAGGATATGTTGAAACACTACAACTTGTAGTCCATGTTGCAGCAGAGTTCTTGACAAATGTACCACTTGCTGCAACACCATATACCCAACCTCTTGTATATGTAGTACTTGGTGCTGTTGTGAACATTGCCTTTATGTAATTAAGACTTGAGCAACTGTCGAACATTCCTTGATAGCATTGATTATTTAACGTTATAGCTGGCAATACTGGAGCCGTTTCCAAACTTGTACATCTTTGGAACATATACCAATAGCATTGTGTTCCAAGCGTTGTGGCTGGCAATTCTGGAGCATTTATCAAACTTGTGCAAGTATTGAACATATCAGACCAACAATAGTCACCACTCCAAGTCATAGCTGAAGAACCAATTACCTTTGGCGCTGTAGTTAGGTTTGTACATCCTTGGAACATCTGAGAATAACATTGTTTTGTAACCGTTGTGGCTGGAATCACTAGATTCTCAGCACTTGTTATGTTTGTTGCTCCACTGAACAATTTTCTTAAGTTGAAATTGCTTGGAATGACAGTTTGTCCACCGAAATTATCTCCATAAAGGAGTGACATTATATTACCTTCCACAATTGCTGCTGCCGAAGGTCTTATTGTTCCAATTCCAGTTTCACCGCCAACGCTCAATCCGCTTGCCTTGAACATAATCTTTTCTCCTTCATTTATTGAAGGTGATGTTTGACCAATTTGCAGATTGCTCCAAGTACTTCCATTATCTAATGAATATTGGAATCTATTCGATGACACACCACCATATAATGTAACAGTTACATTGTCGGTTTCAGCAACAATTGAAAGGTATTCGGTTGAATAATCAATAGGACTACCGCTTGCTAATCTTTGATAACACACGGAATCGTTGTAATACACCTTGTTAATATTTGATGTACCATAATTCCAACCGTTTATGTTTGAGTTATTGTATTTTATCATACAGATTAACGTTATATTTTAGTTTAAAATAATTTATAAATTCATCATCAACCATATCCTCTACCTCTGGACACATCTCCACCAATGATTTCCACTGTCTATGACCATTATGGAACATTCCTCTCACATAGACCTTCCATAAATATTCCTCAACAGATTTTGTTATGTAGTGCCTCAAATATAATGGTTCATACACAATTTCAGTCCTCTTGTAAGTGCCATCTGCCTTTACCCAATTCCTTGGAGCATTGTGAATCCAATACTTATGCTCTTCCTTCCATTTGCATAGATTGACACAGAATTTTGTTATCTTGTAATACTTCAAATCTGAATATAATTCATATCCACAAGGTTTGGTATATATATCATAGATTGGCTTGTCATATTTGGGCTTATAAAGGTGCTCAGAGCAGCCGAAATTCTTCCAATAGACAAGTACTGCCTCTCTGTCATTAAATCGCCCTAGAACGTCTGGAATTGGCTCTGTTGAGGTTATATATTCATCGATATCAATCAACCAACACCAATCATATTTATTCAATGAATAAACGTACTTCAAACCTCTGTTTATAAAGTCAGTTTGAGGTGGAACTTTGTTCTTTCTATTTTCAATCAATTGAGGTATTTCATCTTCTGAATATAGCTCCTTTACAGAATGTAGTTCAACATTGTTATATTTGTCAGTAATTTGCTTGTGTGATTGGGAAAAGATGTCCTCAAACACAAGGACATCAATCCCCATTTTTGTATGATAATCAAGAAAATCATTGAGATAGTCTTGTTCATCTTTTATCACTGTAAATATACAAATGTTCATTACTGTATCGCTTCAATTCTTGATGCAAGGTCTGACCAAAATAATGTTGTTTTATAAGTATTAACAGCAGAAGATGGGACATAGATTGGATAATTCAGTGAACCACCACCGAATACACTTACATCTCCTATAGATGGAGGTGTGGTTGATAAGCAAGTTGCACTTGTCAGATATGAATTATTGAAAGCAGCAGAACCAATATTTGTCATATCCGTTCCAACAATAACTTCAGTTGCATCAAGAATAGAGTCGGCAACATTTTTTATAAACTCTTGTGGAACTGCATTATCCTCAAATTCATATTGAACTATATGTTCGCCAGCGGTTTCAAAACGCCAAGTATTAATTGGGGTCTCTTCAACGCCATCAACAATCATTCTTGTAGGAAGAGCACCTCCACCTCCAGAACCGCTTCCACTTTCGCTTGAAGATTCACTTGAACCACCACCATTGAATAATGTTACCTCAGATGTTGTGTCAGTGATATTATATTTAACTGTCAAACCTCCGAATGGTGGTATTGGAGCGGTCTTGTCAAAATGCACAGTATCAGTAGCAGTTACCCAACTAACAGCTGGATAATTTAATGTTGCAGCACTATATTCTGATTCACTTTGGAATTTTCTTAAATTTCTAGCCATATTTAAATATATGATATATTTAATTATTTATTTTATTCTTCGCTTTCAACATCCACTTCAAATTCATTTAGTTTTGTTCCATCGCTTATAAATGCTGTCCATAGAGGTGCATACAAGCTACAATTTTCATCGTCACCATCAACACACTTCATATTGCAATCACTTGCATATAGCGGTTTTCCGAATAGCGCATAAAAATCAACCACAGCTTCTTCAGAAGACAAGTCAAAAGTATATGATGTGACTTGTTCATAATTTTCGATTACATCAATTGTTGCTTCAAGATGACCATCTACCATTTCAACTGAATATCCAACTTCATACACCGTTCCACTTCCGTCATCTGCATCATTTAGGGTAAGTTGTCCAGAGAATGTCTCAAGCCCATATGTGTCATAGATGTCGGATGCTAACATCTTAACCTTGTATATTTTGCTGTGTGTGTCAAATTCATTTTCAACCATTCCTTGCCAATCTCCAACAAGATATTGACTGAAGTCCATTACATACATGGGCTTCTGGAAGTAGTCACACATACCTATGAAGGGGTCTTCAGTGAGAGCAGTAAGGACAGTTCCAGCGAAGTTCTCACCATTGACATCATACTCACATATATCAACCGTCCAACCGCTTCCCTCAGTGCTTGCAACTATGGTATAGTCTCTGCTTTGACCATCCTCGGAAAGAACGACATACCCAGTGAAGTAGTATTCCTCTTCTCCAGTCATTTCGTCACCGTCTAAATCTGCCGAATTATCTGGCCATAAATTCCAAACCTCCTTGGTTGTGTCAAAGTCATCATCAAGGGCATATGTCTCAGTATTTTCTGGGGTTTCACACTGTGGTGTTGGTGGAACATATCCACAATCTTGAGAATCAACTTCAACGAGCGTTGGGGTTGTTGCAGTAGTTGTCCAAGTCACTCCACCGTCATTTGAAACTTGGGAATACACGTCAACATACTTGTCAGTGCCTTGGCAATATGGTGTACCGCTAGTGGTTCTGTATTGTGCTTCACATTGGATTCTTGAAGCATATGTGCTCCAGTTACTTGCTGCCTTATATGCACTTACACTTGAACAAGGAACATAAATTGGACAATCGTTAGTGTTATTAAATGCACTTGCTCCTAGTGTTGGTGGTGTCGTTGCATTAACTATCACACTTGTTAAACCACTACATCTTTGGAAAGCATCATTTCCAATACTTGTAACACTGCTTGGGATTGTTACACTTGATAAACTACTACATTGAGAGAAAGCCCTTTGGTTAATACTTGTAACACTATTTGGTATTGTCACACTTGACAGACTGCTACAACCTTGGAAAGCACCATTACCAATACTTGTAACACTATTAGGTATTGTTACCTCAGTAAGACCGCTACAATAAATGAAAGCACTAGTGCCAATACTTGTAACACTGCTTGGGATTGTTACACTTGATAAACTACTACATTGAGAGAAAGCATAACCACCAATAGATGTAGTGCCACTTGGGATGTCAATTGATGTTATTGTTCTTTGAATCAATTGTTTAAGGTCTTCTGAACCACCGCCACCTCCAGTTTGAATTTGAAGAACATAGTCATCATATGTGCTTATGCTTGCACTTGAGGGTACTGATACTCCCTTCTCCTCAATTGCTGACTTTATATCTGCTTTTGCAGCTTGTATTCTTGTTATTTCACTTGCTATTGACATATCTTAAATTGCTGCTAAAAGGGTCTCAATGTCACCAATTGCTTGGTAAATGACCTTATTTTGTACTGGGTTCTCACTCGTTGAACTTAATGCTGAATCAACCGTTATTGAACCTCCTCCAAGAGCATCTTGAAGTTTAACCATTGGTTTCGCATAATAGTTAGATGTTGATGTATCATTGGTATCTGCAATATATATATCACCATTCTGCCTTATCTCAAATGCATTGTGTCTATTACTGTTATTGTAACCATTACCAACAGAGAATAATGTGTTACCACTATTACCAAATGTTGTGCTTGCTGAAACTGATATGTTTACTAGTCCAGATGCATGCTCATATTTATTTGTGGTTTTTGTTTCTGCTCCTTCTGTATGTGAATACATAGTCATTGCTGATGTATTACTACCTTCTGCATGAGACGCATTACCAATAGCTTTTGTCAATATTCCTTCGGCAACCGAAGCATTACCTTGTGCTAATGTACTACTACCTTGTGCTAAACTATTAACACCAGTTGCAGATGTTGGTTGAATACCATAACCATTTAAAGCAATTGCGCCATTTGCGGTGGCTTTGTTTGGATGATTTGTTTGAGTTGCAGCAATAATAGAATTAGTTCCAGTTCCAGCACTGATTGGTAATGTACAATTAATTGTATCAGCAGTTTCTCCAGTGGTAATTGAGATATTTGTACCACCACTCACAGCTTTTCCACCGCCACCACCATCAGCAGAAATTACATTCCCACTAATGGTAATATTATCACCAGCTATCAAGGTATCTTGCTTTCCACTTAATTCTTCATTAAGAGCATTCAATGCAGCAGCAGTGACCTCTTCATCCTCTTCAAACCTTGCATCAGTTGCAGCAGAATATGTGTTGAATACACTTGTGTCAGTTTTGCTACTCAACGCTTGTGTAACGGCACTTGAATCAGCCTTTCCACTGATTGCCTCGGTTATTGCTGATTCAGTTTCTGCCGATGTCCAATAGCCAGAAATATCACTTGGACTAGCATCAGTGATGATGTAGAATGTATCTGGGTCTTTTGTCTGCAATGCATCATATTGGGCTTGAGTAAGTTCCACAGCCTTTGATGCATCAAGGTCTTGGATGTCATAGACGGTTCCAGAGAGTTGAATCTTATTTATTTTAGACATTATATAATGATTTATTAAACTTAAGTTATTTAAGATAAACATGAAGAAAGGGAGAGTGTAATGCTCTCCCTTATCTTTTAAGATATTGGATATATTCTATTCGCGTATTCACTCCATCCTTCTGCTGCTTTATAAGCATCAACCGATTGTGACGGTACGTAGATTGGACAATCGTTTGTGTCATCAAATACACTTTCATAAACTAGAGCTGGTGGTGTAGTAGCATATGAATATATTGCTTGTAGATTGGTGCATCCATAGAAAGCTCGATGTCCAATGGTTGCAACACCACTACCTATTGACACACTTGTAAGACCACTACAATATTGGAAGGCAGCTTGACCAATATATGTAACATTATTTGGAATTATTATGCTTGATAGGCTAGTACAACCTTGGAATACATTATTAGGAATGGTTGTGACACCACTTGGAATGGTAAAACTTGATAGACTAGTGCATTCATAAAAAGCATAACTATAAATATTTGTAACACCACTGCCAATTGTTACACTTGATAAACTATAACAGCTAGTGAAAGCGCTACTATCTATAGTTACGACACAATCACCAACAATAGCACTTGTCATTGCAGAATATTCATATCCAGACGGTTTCGTATCACCAGTTGACAACATACTAGTGTTGTTACAATTCTTTGAATAGGTTTGCGAATCGCTATAGGTGGCAGAGAACTTAATTGGGTCTGCACAAGGTGGTACACCTTGAATTCTTGAAGCATATGCATTCCATCCGCTTGCTGCTCTATATACCCCAACACTTTCACAAGGCACATATATTGGACAATCGTTGGTATTATTAAATGCTCTACTACCCAATGTCATAGGTGTCGTTGCATTTATTGTTATGCTTGTCAAACCGCTACAGCTTTGGAAAGCACTAGTATTAATATTAGTCACACTATTTGGAATCGTTAAGCTTGATAGTCTATTACAATTATAGAAAGCACTATTACCAATACTTGTAACACTGCTTGGGATTGTTATGCTTGTTATGCCACTACAATTTTGGAAAGCATAATTTCCAATGGTTGTAACACTACCACCAATTGTTACATCTGTTAAACCACTACATCTTTGGAAAGCATATTGTCCTATAGTTGTGACACCATTTTCAATGGTAACACTTGATAAAGTACCGCCACTGAATGCCCTAATTCCTATTTCGCTTATACAACCTCCAACTACAGCACTTGTCATTGCAGAATATTCATATCCAGAAGGTCTTGTATCACCAGATGTCAAGATAGTACTGCTGTTACATTCTGCTGAATAGCTAAGACCATATTGATAATTTGCGGAGAATCTAACACTTATTGGCGGCTCTCCACACGGTGGAATACCTTCGATAATATCCTCTACATCCCACCATAATGCTTTATATTTATCAACACTCTCACAAGGAACATAAATACGCAATAAATGAACACCATTAAAAGGTTTTAAACCGAAACTTGGGGGATTTATGGCATTAATTGTAACACTTGTTAAGCCACTACAATAAGCGAAAGCATATCGACCAATACTTTTAATGCCACTACCAATGTTTAGACTTGTTAAGCCACTACAGTGACCGAAAGCAAAGTCATCTATGATTTTAACATTGTCTGGGATTGTAATACTCGACAAACTTCTACAATCAGCGAAAGCTTCTTCACCAATTTGAACAAGTTTATTAGGCAGTGTTAATTCAGTTAACGAAGTACAGCCATAAAAGAAATAATCTCCAATGTATGTGACATTGTCACCAATTGTCAAAGATGTCAAACTTGTTGCATTCATTGTTCTGCTAGGACTGCCTTTAACCCTTGAATAATGAAAAGGAGACATAAAAGAAGTGGCACCAGCATCATAGCAAACTCTAGAATGCAAACTAGTCACACAATCTCCAATTACAGCACTTGTAAGACCAGAAATTGGATAAATACCATCAAGGTACTCAGTTGTAAAAAATCCGCTACATTCAAAATAAGGATATATATCGCTATAGTCATCATCTGCTGATATTGAAGAATGCAATGCATTACCATCATATTCTATCTCATATACTTTACCATTATTATAATTTGCTGTCAGTTTATTACACGGAGTAAAATTACCCTCACAATTATTTGAAGACGTATAACGTCCAACAACGATATCACTTGTTCGTTTATTTCCAGTAAAGTACCATTCTCCATTTCCGAATGACACTTGTTCTCCTTCTTTTTGATATTTAATATAACCCATAATCAATTATTAAATGTACTTAATGGTTTAATTCTTCTTTCATATTCACTCCAAATGCTTGCATTCTTATATGCATTCACTGATTCATCTGGAACATATATCGGACAGTTATTTGTATTATAGAATGGAGTTGCATGAGCTTGATTTTCATCTGCTGTACCTATTTGTGGAGGCACTGTTGGTAGTGAAATAACATATTCTAAAGACGAACAGTCCCTAAAGCAACTCATATACATATTTGTAACAGTACTTGGGATTGTAATTGATGATAGTGATGTGCAACCTAAAAATGCATTGTTACCTATAACTTCAAGTCCCTCGTTCAATGTAACACTTGAAAGACTTTTGCATCCGACAAATACTCCAATTTGTGCTGTGACAGATTGCCAAGTTGGTGAAGAACTGTTTGTAACAATATATTTAGCAGCGTTAAAACCCAATATCTTCAATGTTGAAGGTGCTTCAAAACTTGTTAGATTTACACAATTATTAAATGTCCTAGCACCTATGATTTCTAGACCTTCATTAAGTGTTACACTTGATAAATTAATGCAGCCACTAAAAACACCTTCGTATTTACTTGGAACACCGTCATTCATTCTTCTCTCATCACCCCTAATATATCCAATTTGCTTGCAATTGCTTGGTATTGCCACACTTGTAAGGCTTTTACAATTAATGAAAGCAGCCTTCTTTATAAACTCCAAATCTTGGCTTAAAGTAATACTAGATAATTCACTACAATATCCAAAAGACCACTCCCCAATCGTTTTAATTGTATCTGAAATATTAACACCACTTAAACTGTAGCATTCACCAAAAGCAGCATCTCCAATTGAAGTAATGCCACTTTCAATAACGACATCTTTAAGACCATACATCGCCCTCGCAAAATCATTCGGCACTATCTCAGCACATTCGTTAACTTGGACAGATTCTATTGAAACACTCTTAAATATGCCATCCTCATCGCAAGAAGTAACTATTCCATCTCCATTGGAATAATAATAAACATACTTGTCTTGAACTTCAGTACATTCAAATTCATCAATTAAAACCCACCTATACGAAATGGCATAAACACCACAATCAACTGATAAAGTTTCATATAAATCACCAGCTATATATTCATCCAATGGTTGCCAAGTTTTACCACCATCATAACTTGCATACTTTTGCCATTTATAGAATTTACAAAATTTATTATCCATATTAATTATCGCAATCGCTAGATTTTTTTTCTACTATTATTTTTGCCCTTGTGACAGAAGGTACAACATCCTCCCAAGAATTTCCATAATCATAAGATACTTGGTATTTTTCTACAAGGCATTTGTCTCTTTTTATGCAAACAGTTTCTTCGGTTTCAGTCCATTTATACAAAGGCATTGTTCCATCTGGACAAGCATCACATATCCAATTGTTTTTTATATCCATTTCAATCCATTTGTATTGCGTTGGTTCTGGTGGTATATATCCACAATCCCTTGAGTCAGCCTCAATCAAGCTTGGTGTCATCGTTCCATCACCGTCATATGATGTCCTTGTCGGAATAACATCTTCCCAAGAACCACCGCTAGCTCTCATTTGCTGCTTGTAGAGGTAATACTTGTCATACCCAACACAAGTTGCCATTTGGGTAAGAACCCAACGATATTCATATTGTGGGACATATCCGCAATCCGTTGAGTTATATTCAATCACATTGCCCACATAGTATACGCTAGTTCCACTCCAAGTTATATAGTCATTTGATACATAGAGCCTCAATCTTTCATGTTTGTCATATTCATTACAAACATATCCTTCGACTTGGGTCTTTTGATAGGTATATCCAGTGATGCTTGGGTCATATCCGCAATCAACCGAGTCATACTCAATTATAGCACCCATCCTATAGACACCTTGTGCCACATTGTCAATGTACAATTCTTGCCTTGCATATTTGTTAGTGCCATTACATAGATAGCCGCTAACATTCCTCCAATCTTGTGTTGGTTCAGCACATTCGGCTGGGGAATCTTGAGTCTCACCTCCAAGACGTTCATTTCCAGTTGTGCTCCAAGTTTGTCCACCATCATAGCTTACTTGCTCGATTTGAACGACATATTTCCTTCCACCGCTACAAGTTGTCTTTGTCGAGTCAACCCATCTGGTTGTTATACCACCACATTCTGTTGAAGCCGAACAATTGACAGTCCTCGTCTCATCCGTCCTAGTATTGATGTCGGAGGCAGTGGTTCCAGTGTATTTGCGCTCAACGTCACATTTCTCAGCACCAACGCAAGTAGTTCCCTCGTTCACCCATCTCTCAAAGCCTACTCCTTGGTTGATTGTCACATCAGCCTCAGCACCGTCACAGAATACCACTCCAACTGTAATGGTTCTCAATGCTCCGCTAGAATTCTCGTTTACATAAACCTTGAAATAAGTGCTTTGGATTGTTGCGTTGCTTATAAGCGTTGAATCATAGAACAATGCTCTCACACAGCATTGTATGGGAACTGTAACGTATTGTCCGTTTGCACTGATGTCAAAGACTTGTCCAGCAGTGAAACAAGGATTGCCTTGCTTTACCTTTACCAAATACTCCTTGCTTGTGTTACAATAGGTGAGAGTTAATGTTTCCGTCACATCAGAGCTTGGACTCAATGTGTTGCATACCTCAACGTCATAGCTGTGGTTTGCAAGACCATTTGAAGGTGTCACTGTAATGCTAGGATTTGAAGATGTAATGCTCCATACACTATCTGAAAGCAATGAATAAGTCCTACACCCTTGGGTATTGAAGATGAATTCATTCGGAAAGCTAGTTTGCAACATACAGCTAGCTCCATGACAGTTTGGATTTGCAAAGTTCTCGGTGTTCGCAAAAGTTCCAACGATATTCAAGTCAGAGAACCTATCGACATATCCGTTAAGGCACATATAACGTCCAGTTGGATTGCCAAAGGCATCAAGTTCTTTCTTCAATAGGTATCTTGCGGTATTCTCTGCCACACATTCCCAACCGTTATGCTCAGTTGTGAAGATATAGCCGACATCATAGTTCTTTGCCATTGAAACCTCATCATAGACGGTTGTAGATTGATGACCGTTGTCATTAAAGTCAATCATTGCAATCTCAATGTTGTCCATCGTCACATCGTCATTTGCATTGACAGTAAAAGACGGTTGAAGTCCGAAATGGAAACCAGTTAGAATATACTTTCCGCAAGTTGACTTAATTATGGCTGCATATTTGTTTTCGGTGAATTCAAGCAGATTGTAATGCCAACTTGACTTATAATCGTCAAACTTTATGCTAAAGTTAAGGGAATGGGTCACATTCTCACCGTCAAACTGTTCGGTATATGTTGCTGAATTCTTGTTGAACACCACCTCCTTGAAGCCATCGTTGGTATATGTGACGTTGTTCTCATTCCTCAACGAATACTTCCTTTCGTTTAGCATCAAAGTGTCAAATCTGCAATACTTATACCCACATTCATAAGGTGTGGAATCATCAAGTCCGTGTACTCTCAATGTTGGGTGATTGGAAGCCGTAGACAGTGTAAAATCTGTGTGTGAGCCGTTTGAATCAAGTGTGTAGGTATATGTTACCTTGCAAGGGAATAATGGGTTTACAAGCCAAAATTCACCGTCAATTGTCTTTACAATGGCATAATATCTGCCTTCAAAGTCATTATAGTTCGCGTACCCTTGCATACTGAATGTAAGGGTATGGGTAAACTTGTAACGCTCGTCCAATTCATCAGTATCGTTCAATTCGATACCATATACGGTCAATGACAAAGGCTCTTGGGATATCTCATCAACATAGGCTTCACCGTTATCGATGTGAATGTTCTTCAAGGCATCCTCATCAATGAGATATACAACCTTTTCCAACTTGTCGAGACGATACTTACAATTCTCGTTTTTATAAATACTTACTGACATTATTATAAATTCATTTATATATAACATGAAAAAATAAGACTCAAAGTCATGTTAATATAAAATATAATATTATGGGAAAGATAATAAAGAAAGATGGGAAGATATGGCTTGAAGAAATCCAGACAAATGATGGAAAACATAGAAAATTGATTTGGCTTGGAGAATATGATGAAAATGAGGAAAAACCAAAGCCAAAAAGAAAGAGACAAAAAAAAGAGGGATAATTGAATATCTCTCTTTTTTTTATGCTTTGTATAAAAGTTTAGCCTCTTACAACTGCGATTGCATCGTCAGAAAGGGGAACTGCACTTTCAGTAACGTTACCGCTCAATACAATCTGAACACCATTGGTATCACCACCACCGCTAAGAGTAGCAGTTTCAGCCTCAAGACCGCCAAGTCTTCCGAGCATCAAGTAAGAACCGTCAGCAGTTGCTACAACAGCTACATAACGTCCCAATGCAAGGTCATCAAGGTCTTTGTGCAAGCAAGCGTCATACTTACCACTGATATTGAAGGTCAAACTGTGTGTGCGATACTTGTTACCGCTATCTTCCACAACAAGTGTGTCTTCGAAGCTAGTTGAATTCTTCGCTGGTTCAATGTGATAGAATTTCTCTGAATTTGCCAAGGTAATGCTTGAAACAACTTCACAACCACTACTGTCAGAACCAACAGTAGTGGTTACATCAGCATAGTTTGCAAGATATATATCCTTTACCTCTGGCAAGCTGTAACCACAGGAAGTTGTGCGAAGAATATCTCTACTAAGTTTACAAGTTAAAGCCATAATATTAATATTATTATATTTAAATTATTTATTTTCTTTTCTTGAATGGAAGGCTAGCCGTTTCTAGCCTTCCAAATCTTTTGGTTATATATATAGTTTTAGACAAATGAGTTCGTTGAAAACTCCTCATTTGCAGCATAAAGCGGACAAATGAGTCTAATTATGCACCATATACGAATAACTCTGGCATTATTACACCAACTGCTATATTCGAAATAGCCAAAACTCTAAACATATTGTCACCAGTGGTCTCTCTCATATCGATGAGTTTGTACTCAAGATGAGAATCGAAGGTGTCATAACCAAGTACCAAGTTTCTTGCTGGACCAAAGATAACAGTGTTCTTAGACTGCATAGTAGGAACGATTTCATATCCCATTACAAAGATACGACCATTCTCTCTGCCATAGTTTGCAAACCTATCATTCATTGAGTTACCGCAGCAAAGCTTGCCCAAGGAAATCTCAAGCACTCTAACGTCTGCATGATTCATAAACACTTTGTAGCCCTCAGTGTCAACCTCAGCAGCATTAGCAACACCAATACCCTTAAGGATAATGTCTTCAACTTGCTGGATGATGTTTGCCACAGTGAAAGCAGTTACAGTGTACTTATTAGCAGCTGGAAGAGCAGCCAACTTCTTCTCGATACCATCAACAGCCTTAAGATAAGTCTTAGTGGTAGCTGTACGACCACTGTCACCTTGCCAGAAAATCTCTTGGTATTCCTTGCTCATCTTCTTGCGAAGCTTGTCAAAGTACCATTCACCGAAAGTCTGTGGGATACCACCTCTTAATGAAATCTCAGTCTGGTCTACAAGGAATGTGTTCCAGAATGTGTCATAGCAGTTTTCTTGGTTAACCTTTATAGCTGCTGGTTCAATGAATGACTCTGCAAGACTTGCAGCACCTTGAGGAGTGAAAGGACAAGTGTACAACTGCCAAGCATCACCAATCTCGCCACTGTACATCTTCATTTTGCCTTTTACACCGTCCATGAATGTAATTCCATACTGGCGAAGGTCAATGTCATAAATATCCTTTGAGAAGATTTCTTGAGCTTCCTTGCCGCAATATGTCAAATTACTTAAATCTATGAAATTAGCCATAATTTAATTAAATTATTTAGATTATTATTTTTTATTCTATTTTATTTTAAACATGATTGTCACTTTTGCTGACTTAGCCAATCATTTCCCTCATCTTTTCTCGCCAAGCTGAATATGTGTCAGCAGCACTTGGTTTCGCAACAGTTGAAATTGGTTTTGCACTTGGAGTTGCTTCAAGTGCCTTTACCTTGTCATTGAGTCCACTGTTCAAATCCTTCAATGCCTTAATCTCTTCCTTCATTGAATTAATAAGCTCTTCAAGATGCTTTGTGTTGTCATCCTTTGGAGCTTCTTGAGGCTCGTTTTTAGGCTCTGTAGGCTCTTCAATAGGCTCTTCCTTGGTCTCTACCACCTCTTCCTCTTTCGGAGCTTCTTGAGGCTCTACAGTAGGCTCATTTTGAGGTTCTACACTTGGTTCTTGCTCTTCCAATTCAACCTCTTCATCTTTTGGCTCATCAGCCCTATCTTCCATTCTCATTGATGCGAAGATATCATTCATTACGTTCTTAAGTTTTGACCAGAACATTTCATCATTTGTCTCTATCATATTATTATCGTTTTTACTAAATTCTTCCAAGGAAATCATTGATTCAACTGAAAAGCCTTTCAATTCTCCATTTTTAATGCGATTCCAAGCATCAATTTGATTAACCTTAAGTCCAGCAATCCAAGTTCCAATTGGAAGGTCTTCTGAAAGTCCAATTGCAACGGATTTATCCTTATACATATCAGTTTTAATCCAACTTTCAACAAGGGTGATGTCATTTGCCATAGTTGAATGGTCAAGTGTAATTTCATTTTGGCGATAATTCATCAAATACTCTTGAGACATCTTCTCAATACTTTCTTTGGTAAACTCTATATAGAATTCATCACCATCCTCGTTACGTCTGTAAATCGGCTTATCAGGGACTAAAACAGCAGAATAGACCATATATTTCTCTTCATCAGCCAATTGAATTTTAATAGGTTTCTGTTCCTCCAAAGCGACAAGAGTTTCTTCAATTGCTGGAGATTCAACCAAACTGATGGCATATGTTTCACTATCTATTCCTACCTTGTATATTTTTTTCTTTTTACTCATATGGAATTCATTTATTTTAAACATGAATGAGCAATAAAAAAGGGAGATAGTACGCCTCTATCTCCCAGAATCAAGTCCATTTATGCGAAATTCCCTACTTAAACGGTGCTGATTATTCGAACCACTTAAATGCTGATAATCTTCGAAGCCATCCATTCAAGAACTTTGACTTATAGCCAACGGCAATCGAACGGAAATGTCTCTCTCTCTTCTCCCATAATTGGTTAAACAATTCCTCTTTATCTGGATGTTCATTGATTGCTGCTATAGTTTTAGGTCCTACAATTCCGTCATCCTTAACTCCAAGAACTCTTTGCGGATATTTAATGCCCCATATGCCACTACCCCAAGTCCAGTCTACAACAAGGTTGGCAATTGCTTGGCTTTGTATGCTGTCAGCTTGCCATTTATCCCAAAAGCCTCTCTTGAAGATGTAATCCCACTGCCAATCAGTGATATTCTTGAGGTCTTTGCAAGTCTTATTCCTTCCAAAATACTTGCGAAATGTAGCCAAAGTCACACCTTTCATAGTACAAGTCATGCCATCTATGTTGCTAGCGTAGCCGCCTTCGTATTTAAGGATTATCGGTTTCAATTGTTTGTAATCAGCCATCGTTGTTATTGTTATCGTTAATAGTATTATTGTTATCCATTTCTTCATAATTGTTTGGTTTAATTATATACGGGTTTTCGATTTCCTCTCCACCAAAAATAGTACTGCCATAATTGATACCATAACTCTCAAAATGATACCCTTCTTGACAAGTATATTCGTATATATTATTGTATAGTTTCCTTCTCTTGTACTTCCCTATAATTCTCATAATCTTAAAACATTAAATGAATGGGTTAACGCCATAACGCATACATTGCAAATAATACTTGGTTTGTTGTTCCATATACCACTTAAAAAACTTCCTTACTTTCTTCATAATATATTCCTCCTATTTTTTAATCCCAATAAACATGACCTAAAAGTCTCAATTTATGGATTTTAGAAGGATAAATTTGAAAAAACACGGCATTTCTTACCATATGTCAATCCCAACACCAATTCCACCATATACATCAATTTTCTTGTTGATGAAGCCGTATCCAACACCCACTTGAGGCTGGATATGTATTCTACTTCTCTTTTTCTCTACATATTTGGTGATTTCTATTGTATTTGTCTTTGTAATTTCGGATTTTTTCAACCAGACTTTGATACTGTCTTGAGAGGCGTTTACACCTGAAATATAACTCGTTACTGCCACCGTATCCCTTGCACATACTATTGTGTCTTCATAAACCTTATTTTCAGTTATTAACTCAATCGGATTTTGTTCTTTGTCATAGACTGTGTCCGTTTTTATTACATTTATGTACTTTGGTACAGATTTATACTTCCATATCGTTGTGTCTTTCCATAAGGTATCAGTTTTTGTCGTTATTACAGTATCAATTTTCTCAATTTGTTTGTTGAAATAGCATTTTCCCAAATAAAATCCACCAAGAATCGCCAAAAGAAGAAATAAACATACGAATAATAGTGTGTTACTGTTCTTCATCCTCAAATTCTTTCATTTTATGCATTCTCATTCTTTCAATGTGTTCTAGATGACGGTCAACATTCTCTTTTAGTTGTATCGTTTCACTTTTAAAATATGCTGCAATGCCAAAGACTGAGGCACTGTATACTAGGCTTTGTCCAAGAATCCAGAGCACTGACTGCTCAGATAAGAGTAATGGAACAAAGGCTGCAATGATAGTAAGTGTCCAACCAGCGATAAATGCAATACAAGCACTTGTAATGGCAAGTCTTTCCTTTATTCCCAAATCAATCCATTTAGTTTTCATTTCTTAATTTGCTTTTTTATAAACATGAAGTATAAAAAAGAAGGAAAGCCTATTTTTAAGGCTTTCCTTTCTCTTATTATTGAAAAAATGATTAATAATCAAGACCAGCCATAACCTTGACATCATTTACTTGCTGTGTTCTATCGATAATGTCAACAACACTAACCACAGTTGGTTTATTTGAGTAATCTTCAATTGCATTGAGTATCCTATCGTTCACTGTGATGTCACTACGCAATGTAGGTATGACACCTCCATCAGCGAACTTTGTTCGGATTCCTTGAATGTTCTTCTTGACACTAGTTCCACCATAGAACTCAATCAAATCATCAAGATTAACCTTCCTTTTCTTTCCATTGATATACTCCAAAAGTTCAACGTTCTTTGCGGTTGTTGCCTTATTCGTTATAAATTCACCGCCTTCAACTTCTGCTCTACCACCTAGAACTTTGACACCGCCTTCTTTATGAGATTTTCCTTGGATAACACCACCACTACCATATGAAGGTATGTTTTGTGACTGGATTGCTGCTATTTGTGCTGCACCAGTGGCTGCTGCAAGAGCCATCATCGGAATGGCTGGGATAGGCCAGTTATTGACTGCTGCCATAGAAACTGACATTGCCATATTTATATATGCTTGTGCCAATTGCATCTTCTTTTTCTTGACAGCTTGGTCATGTTCCAATTTCTTTTGCTTTTCCTCGGCTTTCTTCTTCTCGGCTTCAATCTTCTTTTCTTGAGCCAAGGATGCTCTTTGTGCTGCCATTTCAGCATTCAGTTGGTCAATCAGATGCTGTCTTCTGTCACCTCTTGCTGTTGCAAGCTCATCCTCGATTGATTCAACCTCATCAGCATATTGTTGGGTAATTTCCCTTTGCTTGCTTAGAAGCTCTTCATATTTTTCAATGTACTTCTCTTGCTTATCGATTTCAGCTTGATAATGGTTGTCACTTATTTCGGAAAGAGAACCAAGGATTGAATTCATCGACTGCCCAATTAGTTGTATCCATTGGTTGATTGTCTCCCACCAGTCTCTAGGCAAATCCTTAATGTCTTCCTCAATCTTATCCAATGATGCCGCAACTGAAGTCTCAAGGTCATTCAATTCTCGTCTCGCTTGTGTGAAGTCATCGAATTCGATTTCATTTGCATCAAGCTTCTCTTGAAGTTCAATTTTTTGGTTATGAATCTGGTTACCAAGCCTTGAGAAACTTTCTAGCAACTCCTTGTTTCGCTTTTTGGTTTTAGACAAATTGATTATTCCAAAATCATTGGTAATCGGCAAAGAAGACTGTACATTGGAGAGTTTTGAATAGAAATCCCTATATTCACCGATTATATTATCTTGAGACCTTGTTACAGTCTGCCTAATATTGTTTTGGTGTTCAATTTCAGCCCTCTCAATATCTTTATTGAATTGTTCGTCAAGTTGCTTAATATAATCTTCAGTGTTTTTTTCAGCAGCCACTCGTTGCTTTCTGTATTTTTCTCTAACAGCTTCTTTCTCTTCCTCAGTATTAACTGAATTAAGTTCATAATCCTCTTGTTTCTTGATGTTTTCTTTAAGTTCCCTAAGTCTGTCTTTTGCTGCTGTCTTTTCGCTTTCAGTTTGTGCTGATAATGCTGTCTTTTGCTCTGCTAAGACTGTATCCCAATGTTTTTTCTCAAGCTTTTCAACCTCATCATAATATTTAATATGATTTCCAAGCCTTGCAATAAACTGTTGACTCAAATCACTTGCGTAGTTTTCGTCGCGAAGCGCACCCAACACGTAGCTTTCTTCAATTTCTTTTTCGCTTACATCTAATTCTTTTAAATAATCGTCCTTTATTTTTTTGTATTTAGCAAGTTCTACTTGAAGTTGACCAATTACCGCGTCAATCATACTATTCTCACTAGACACTTCTGTTGGATTATTCAGAATGTCGTTTCGCTTTGCCTCTAGTTCAGCAATCTTAGCATTGGCATCTTCTACCTTCTTCGCAATATCAGCATAATAATCATCTACACTCTTGACATATTTATCGAATGCGGCTTTTCTCTGTTTTTCAACATCACCATCATACTTCTTGTCAATGTCAAGCAGTTCTTGTCTATGCTTTTCTTCAAGTTCCTTAAGCTTTTTATTGGTTTCAACGGTAAAGTTCTCAATCTCTACACCATACTTAATCTCAGTATCCATTGCTAATTGAGCATATTTTGCCTCAATCTTTGCAATTTCCTCATTGTATTCCTTTATGGTTATTTCTTGGAGCTTTAATTTATTCTTTAAAGGTCTTTCCTCATACTCTTTGTCACTTGCAAGACTATTTAGCTCATTGTACTTATCCTTTGCATATGCTTCTTCCCTCAGCTTTGCTTCATCTTGGATACGCTTCTTTTCAATTTCATATGATTCATTTGCAGCATCCTTTTCTGCTTGTATCTTTGCAGCAAGCTGTTTTTCAAATTCCTTATAGTCATTACCATACAATGCATTGAAACTAGATTCATAGTCAATGTTCTTGCCTTCATTGAGAATTTTGGTTGCATTTTCAAGACTTTCTTTTAATTTCTTGATGTCTTCTTCAGCAGCCTTTAATGCTTCTTCATCATAAATCTTGATAACACCTTCTTCTTTTCTTCTCCTTTGAAATAGATATATCTCACCTTCAATTGAATCTATCTTTTCAAGAATACCTTGATACTTTTTTAGTAATTCAAGTTCTTCCTCATCTATTGGTTCTCCGCTTTCATCTTTTAATTGTTTAGTCTTTATTAGACCCTCAATATTACCAGCCTTTGCAAGAGTCTTATTCGACACGTTACCAAAGTCTGGGGCATAGTCAACATATATCTTATTTAATTTCTTTTGCAATCTATCTATACCT